TTATTAACAGAAGCACTAAATGTATCGTCTGCTTCTGCCCATATTGAAGCTGCTATTGCAACGGCATCTGTACCATCAGATTCCAAAGGAGCTTGAAAATCTATTCGTCCTAACTTATCAGCATCAACAACAGTAAGTTCACCAGTTGTAAGTTTTAATAAACCAGCACCTGCTGCAGTTGCTCCTCGTACTTCGAATGCATCTGCTGACTCATCATACAATCCATACGCACCAGCCGAAGCACCAAAGAATTTTACATCATAACCAGTGTCATCGACACCAACTGTAAAAGTTGAATCTAATTGAACAGCACCATCAATATCAACAGCGTCTAGATTTGTAGTTCCATCAATATCCGCATTTCCAGAAATATCTAAAGTAGCTGCATCTAATTCTCCTGTTAGAGTTACATTTCTAAAACTAGCTGCATCTTTATTTGCATCAACAACAACTGCTTTACTTGCAGCAATTGTACCTGCAGTAATTCCATCTAGCATTTCTAATTCTGCTTCAGTTAGTTCCGCACCTGAACCTAAAGTTAAAGTTCCTGTAACTGTTAGATTATCATTAACAGTTACTTCAGAAGTTGAATGTCCAATTGAAATTGGCACACCTGAAGTTGCAGTACCTATAGTAATACCATTTGAAGTATTTGAATTATCAATATTTAAAGATGTTGTTGCGTCTAATGAAATAGTTGTACCATCAACAGCAAGAGTTCCATCTATATCTGTATTATCTAGATTTGCTGTTCCATCAACATCTATATCACCAGCAAGATCAATACCAGCTGATCCAGCTAAGACTAAATCATCTGCCGAAGTATCCCATAACATATAGGCACTTGCTGTGTCTCCAAAGAATTTAACATCATGCCCAGCATCATCAACACCAACTGTTAATGATCCAATTTGAACAACTCCATCAGCTGATTCATCCCATAACCAATATTTTCCTGAAGTTGCACCAAAAAATTTAACATCATATCCTGTATCATCTACGCCAACATTAATAGCATCTGAAAATTTAAATAAATCTTCATCTTCCATCCATGTTATTACACCATCATTTGTTTCACCATCAAATGTTAAGGCAATATCTGTACCTGCAGTACCATCACCAATAGTGATTGAAGTACCTAATAATTTTGTAATTGGTCCACCTTCTGCAGCCGTACCATCATGAGTATGTCCTGATGCTGCTACAAATGCGGCAAGAAGTTGATCAAATTCATTATTCAGATCTGATGCTTCAATTACTGCACCATCTGTAATGCCTGCTGAACTTTGTCTTGTGTATGTTGCTCCCATATTATCTTCGTCCTCCTGGTACGAATTCTAGTTGAAATCCTCGTATTGCCCAAGGTTGATTTGTACTAGTATCTGTTATTTTAACTGCAATAGCAAATCCTGATCCTTCTACAGAATTTCTTGTAATAGGTAAATCCCCTTGACCATAAACTGCTGTTCCATATGCTCCTGTACCGAAATATGCTCCACTCCCAGAAGATGATAAACTAATTAAACTAGGTTGAGGAGTTTCTCGATCATTATAATTATATTGTAAATATAAACTAGCACTAACTTCACCTTCAGGTTTCCAGTTTAAATTTACTCTTTCCATTGATTTTCTTATTCCAGGATCTCCCATTGTCATATCTGGAGATCTATAAGTTGAATCTAATGCGTCTGTTGTACTTGCTCTTGTCCAAACGTTTCCTGATTCTTGTTTATATATATAACCATCATATCCACCTGAAACTACAGTTTCAACATTACTAATATAATCAGAATCACAACAAGAAACTTTTAATCCTTTTATATCTGCATATTCATATCCTAATTGTCCTGTATTAGGATTTACTTTAATAACTGCAATAATACCTTTGGAACTATCTTCAGCTCCATCAGTTGGATAGAATAAACGATATTGAGATTTATCTCTAATAACTAATGAAGTAACATTTGTATATGTAATATCATTAATTCTATCTTGTATTTGTTTTGATACAGTACCTAGTTCAACGTCACCAATTCTTTCTGTACCAGCAACTGTTCTAATTCCATCTGCAGATAAGAATAACAAGTCACCACTTACCTCTTGAATAGAATGATGTGCTATTGAACCAACGTTTTTTGCAACTTCAGCTAATGCAAAATTACTAGAACTTGTTCCTGTTACTTTATAAATCTTTCTTTGGCAGAATATAAATAATTCATCCCTAAATACTTTTAATCCTGTAACAACATCACCAACTTTTATTTCACCACCACCTGTATCAAAGTCATCTTCTGTAAACGGTCCTGAAAAAATAACACTATGTGTAGAGTTGGACATTCCACCATACCACATATGATTAGCAAATGATTTTACATATTTAGGATTAGTAGGTGCAGTTCCACCACCTGTTGCATTTATAATATCTTCTGTATAACTTGTATCTAAAGTAAATGCCGCAGCTTCTCCAGTTGCAATTATAATTTTATTTGTACCATTATAATTATATTTATCAAAATCATAAGTATAAGTTGTACCTTTACTTGTTGCTCTTGATGTCCAAGATCCGCTAGTTGTTCCAGTTCTAACTGTACCACCTCTTGCTACAACAATAATTCCATTAAATATTGCAGTCATCTGCACTCTTTCAGCTGATGAGGATACTTGTGGTACTATTGTAGAATTATATTTTGTAGTACCATTAATTCTTCTATATCCACCTTCTACTGATGGTTCAAAATTAGTTAATTGCAAAGCTTCACCAGGTTGCATATTATATACATCCTTATTAAGTATTAAGCCCCCACCACAACTTGCTGTATAGGGAGATATTCCTGAAGTATCTGGCATCTAATCTCCTAAGATACTACTCTAGTACCTACATTTGTTGCAATACTTTCTGATATTGTATCAGTTCTCATGTAGTCTGCTGAGTGAGTACCATAATCTAATTTTAATAATTTTAATTTTCTTTGATAATCTCTATCTGCTAATTGTGCATGTTCAGGATCTGCTCTTAACATATATGCATAATATTTAGCTCTATCTATTATTATTGAACTAAATCTATCAGGTAATCCCATGTTATCACCATGTGCAGATAAATCTGTATGTGTTGTATAATAATCATAACTAACTGTATACTCACCTTCACCTGGTATAGGACTTAATATAAATGAACTATAATCAGGTTTTCTAACTACCTTAACAGGTTTACCATAAGCACTACTTTGATTAACATCATCAGCAGGTTTATTAGTTTGTAAATATGTATCATACGAAATATATGATAATTTACTAGGTGTAATATCACTTCTTGAAACTCTTATATAATCTACATCTAATTGAACACCATCTGATTCAACATAAACATAAGATGTTGTTGCTGTAGCAGTAAAAGTTGTATCTAAAATATTACCTTCACCAAAATTAGTTACATCAATTGTTGTATTTAAATTTTGTGTTCCGCCTGCAGAAGTTCCTACTCTTACTATTAAAGCACTAGAAGAACTATTTGGGCTATGAACTCTAACTTGTATTTTATATGTTTTATTTTTTACTGTAGAAATAGATTGATAAGCTGCTGCATCATTTAAATTTAATCTACCGTTTCCACTACTTGTATGTGATGGTGATCCATCACCAGTAGTCCAACTAGTTATATTAGAAGCAAATTCTCCATTAGTAATTAATTCTGTTGGCTTTAAAAAAAAAGACTCAAAGTCTACTCTACGCATATCTGATGGAAAGTCATATTCACCATCACCCGTAGTAAGAGCTTGAGTCGTTGTTGTATGTAATAGAGGAAGTTCAGCACCTTCATTATAAATATCATGAATAGCTTTATTTATAAAATCTTTAACAGCTGTTTGAATACCTCTACTGCTAGAGAATGTAGTTGAAGTCAATTCAACTTCATTTAATTCTCTTAAAATTCTATTTGATAATACTAAATAAGTTGTTGCCATTATTTATTACCAGGTTTTTTTCTTAATTTATCTATATCTATTTTAATTATTTTTTCTTTAGCACCTGGAAAATCTTTTGATTTACCTTTCCATCCTTTCCAAGGATTATAATTACTATATTTTTTTCTTTTATTAGTATCCTCTAAAGACATTATTCTTCCTCTTTGTTAATATTATCATGTACCGAATGTTCATACTTAATTAATAATTGTTTAATTCTAGATTCAGCACTAGATAATTGCTTTTGCAATTCTGTAATCTGCTCTTTAAGTGCAGAGTTATCAGATTTGTATTCTTGAATTACTTCAAGTAGTTGACTTTTCTTTTGAAATGCCATCGAGTAATTCAACAATCTTATCTAACTTTTCAGATTGTAAATTTACCTTGTTCTCTAAATTCTGTATCCTTATTTCTTCTTGAGAAGGAACAACTGTTGAACCTGTACTAGCATTAGTTTTTTTAGTTAAATCATATGTAGTCATTTTATTCTCCTAATTAATAAGGGGTATTTATTAAGGGGGATATAAATACCCCCCTTAAGTTATACAGTATTATACTGCTGTATCGTGTTGTGTACTTGTGTTTCTATCAGTTTCATCAATACCTGAAATATCGCATAGCACTGCCCAAACACGGATTTTACCCGCACTTGAAGCTGCTCCAGCCATTAAAGCATCTATAGTATCTGCTGTCTTGATTGTAAGCATTGGTGCTGCATCTGCAACATCTCTAGGTGCATAAGCTGCACCTGTTGCATCATAAGCGTCAACGAAAGCATCAGGATCAGAAAATCCTGCTGAACTTCCAGTTACACCAATATCAATCACAACAGAACTTGAACATGCTGTTAATACTTCTACGCCTGCTGCCATTATTAATGTTTCTGCAGGAACATCGATGCATTTAAGTACATCATTTTGTGCTGTTCCTGAATCACCATTAACTGCTGATACGTCAATTGTATTTTCTACCATGTAAGGTGTTCTACCATTAGACGGATGTCCAGTAGTCCCACCTACACCTGTTACGTTATATGTAGCCATAGTCTATCTATTATCCTCCTAATTATAGTGTTACAACACCTGAATAAGCTGCTTCTGATCTCAGAACTTTTCTTCCGAAAACATGCAAGCCTCTCACGATGTCTGAAAATGAATCAGGGTCTCTAATAAGTTCAGTTTTCGCAATATGGTTTGCAGTTGCTACTGCTCCTTGATGACCATAAAGGAAAGCGTACTCAGTTGAGCCACTTGATCCAAATGTTTTTGATGCAGCAGAACCACTCGATACTGCAATGGCATTAGTTACATACATTCTAAACCCAAATAAAGGTTTGTCTGTTACTAAACCATTTCGTATTGAGGATACTGATCCATCGTTCATTACTGATTGATCCATTACTTTTGAATCCGCCTTTCTTAATTGTTGAAAGAATTTAGGCGGTCCAACCAACCATCTGTTTTCCTCTGGTACGTCTTGACTGTCAAGAACTCCTTTTGCTGCAGAAACGATATCTACTAATGTATTAGAATTAGTATTTCCTGTTAATGCAGATGCATCTGTTCCAGTATTTGCTGCTGATGTTGATGCATTGTCATAAATGTATTTTAATACATTATAGTCGTAGTTCTTTTTCAGTGAATAAGCACCTGAAGAAGTTGCAAGAGCTTCCCAATTTACATGTGATTGTCTTTCTTCGATGTCATCTACTTTAAACGCAAAGTAAGAACCTTGGTCGACAGTAAGTTGTAACTTATCATCTGCCAAAGTTTGTGTGTTTACAGTTTGACCTCTAGCGTAGTCGCTCACAGTAATGGTAGGCTCTTTCACGATATTTACCGTGTCGCCAAAATTTTCAATTTCTCCAGCGTAATCAGTGTTAGTAATATCTTCAACAACTGATGCACGTCTGAAAAACTTTTGAACCTTTTGACTATAGACCGCTGGTACCCAATTACCTGATGGTAAATTCTGATAGCCAGAAGCCAGTCCCATTGTAGCCATGTGTTAGCCTCCAATTATATTGTTAGTATTAAGGTTGGATTCTACCTTCTTTTATAGCATTGTCGATTTCTTCTTCATGCTTTGCATACTCATTAACAGTCATTTTACTGATTTCAGCGTTAGACCAAATTTTCTTTTTAGGTAACTCTGTTTCAGTTGCTTTAGCAGTTTTTGTTATAGCTTTAGCTGCTTCTTTCTTAACAGCTGTTTCCTGTTTTTTAGATAGTTTGCTAACACCTTTATCCATTTTATATAAATCAATAGCTCTTCCAGCTAGTGATGAGTTAGAAGTATTTTCATACAACCAACCTTGTATAACAGGATCTTGTTTAGCAGCCCATTCATGAAATTCATCTTTTTGACGAATATCTTTATAGTCAGGATGTGCTTTTAACAATTCTACTTCAGCTTTTTCTCTACTAATTTGCTCTTGTTGAACTTGGAGATTTTGGTATTTATCCTCCATCTCTTTTGCTCTAGTATCAGCTTTTGTCATAGCTATGGTTTCAACCATATCATATACATCAGGATACTCTTTTCTCCAAGCCTCTAATTCTTCTTTAGACTTAGGTGGAACAAATTGTTTAGATGATTGTTCAAGTTGAGTTCTTAAAGTACGAACTTCATCTTTATGCTTTCCGAGTGTAGAATCATAGTGTCTTTTCAAATCGTCATAACGTTTCTTAAAGACACGTTCTTCTGCATTTTCAGGGCGTTCAGTTGAAGGAGTAGCTTTACCATCTGAGCTTGCAATTTCTTCTGATGCTTCAGTGTCCTTTTGAACGGTTGCTGTTTCTGCTTTCTCTCTTTGAAACTTTTCTAATTCACCTTTAGCAAATGCTTCAATTTCAGGGTCATCGTCATCCTGATGTTTCTTATACATTTTTACTTTAGGTTTTTTAAAAAGTTTAGGTTTTTCAGTTTTAGTTTCTTCTGATTTAATTTCTTCAGAAACTTCAACTGCCTTGTTTTCTTCATTTTCCATTTTTTCCTCTTTTGGTTGAGTGCCTTATGGATAAGGGTAGCTCACTTCCATAATTTGTGGGCTGATACTATGCTAACTGTTCTCCTTCATCTATAGCTTGTATATCTGAAGGTACATCATCAGACTGTTGAGTCATCATACCTTGAGATTCAGTTGCCGTATCAGGTGGCACATTAGTATTATCTGGCTCTTGACCAGATAAATCGGTTATGAAATTTTGCACTGCTAGTTTTTCATCTCCACCATACATTTTTACAGCATAAGCTGTAATAATTGATATTGGTAAAGATACTACATCTTCTTCGCTTGTAAATTGATCTATTAGACCACTAGCTTCAGGTGCAATCTTCTTTAAAATAGCTGCATTACTTGGACCTAATAATCCATCTAATTGTGCTATTTCTGTTTCATTTAAATTCTGTATTCTTTCGTCTATATTTGGATCTTGTGTTCTTTCAGGTGCAGGTCTTTTTGCCATTGGTGCTGGTGCTTGAGTTTGAGTTTGTTGTGCCTGACCTTGACCTAATCCTGACATATCAGGTGCAGCAGGTAAATTTGGTGTTGCTCCCATTAATCCTGTTGTAGTTACTTGATTATCTGGTCCTATAGCCATTATACCCTTCTCCAATTTTTAATATTAAATTCTTTTATATGTTTATCACTTACACAATTTCCAATTAACCAACATAAAGGTTCTCCTATACCTGCATATATTCTTCCAAGTAAATCAAATTTACCTTCATCTAATCTCCATGCTATATCATTAGCTCTATGTTGTGCAAGATGTTTCCAAATTTTTCTATATAGTGGATATTTTTTCATAAGTTTAACAGTTGGTACTGCCCAAAATAAATATCCTTTAACATGCTTTTGTGTTAAAGTTTTAAATGTAAATCTTGTATCTCTTATCCAATCAACAGTAGACATTTCTCCTGTTCTATGTAATTCTGTACAGATAACTCTTGGGTTACCTCCACCATTTCCACTATTACCTTTTTCATTACTAGCTTTTTTACTTGCTGCATGCATTTCTGCTGGATTATTTGGATTAGCACCTTTTTTAACTGCATCTTTTGCAACTGCTTTATGCTTATCTCTTGTATATGAATCTTGTTGATTTTTCATATTTTGAGTATCTTCATAAAATTTATCACCAGGACCATATCCTTTTTTAGCAATAGTTTTTTCTCTAGTAGCTATTCTTTTAGCACCAGCTTTTTCTAAATTACCAAATGCTGATACTCTATTCATTCCTGCATATAAATCTGTTGAAGCATTACCTGCTATTCTCCCATCATCTCTAACATTAAAATAACCTTTAGCATGTGTTTGTGTAGCTGTTGGTGGTCCTACTACAGCATCTACTAACATCATTGCTGGTGTTTTAAACCCAATATTAAAAGCTTTAGACAAAACATTTGATGTAGTTTTTACTGCTTTAAGTCCAGTGTTAGTTACCTTTGCTTTTTGAGGTATTCCTGGTTTTTCGTATTTAACACCTCTTTCACCTCTCATTATTGCATCTTGATATGGTGATGGTTTTTGTGGTCCTACCATTCCAGAAAATCTATTTAAATCTTTTTGTTTTGCTCTTTCCTCTAATACTTTGTCAACATTTGCTCTACTAATCTGATCGGTAGCTTTAACAGATGTATCTTTACTAATATTTTCATATCCTCTTTTATCAACTCCTTTAGCCCATGCAGGTATAGTATCAGTTTTTTTTGTAACTACTGTATCTGCAGATTTACCAAGATAAGCATCATCAGTAGTCATCTTTTGTCTAGCTTGTGCAAAAGTATCACCTGCTACCATAGGTTGACTAGTATCTAATGACTTATCTTTAACCATATCATATTCTGTAGTGTATTGACTTGCATCTCTACCACCACCTTGATAGTAAAATGGTTGAACATCCCCAAATGCTTTTTGAGTTTGATCACTTATTTTTTTAGTATCTTGAATTGTAGTAGTAGTTTTAGTATCTTCTTTTTTTAATTCTGGAAGATTTAAAGTTTTAACACCTTCAAATCCATCTTTTTGTAATCCATAATTTCCTTGAGCATCTATCTTAAATGAATAAGTACCACCTTTTTTTCTATCTACATTCCAAGTTTTTACCATATTATTCCTTACTGCGTTTTAGTGCCTGTGGTAGGCTGAGTAGCTTTCGAACTAAAGCCAGCTTCCCCTGGCATTGGTGCATTACCTGTACCGATGTTGCCACCTCCAGCTCCTGTTGGATCTGTTGGCGAAGCTCCTGCAGGTGCTCCTCCCATATTTGCCATTGGGCTTTGTTGTCCACTATTGCCTGTATTTTGTTGATTTCCATTTGCCATCCCCATTATGTGTGCGTATATTGCTGCTTTCTCTGGATCATTGATTAATTGATCTGGATCAATATCTAAAGATTTAGCAACTTCTTTTAAACATGTGTGCCATTTAACAAACGGTGCTAACGATGGGTTCGAAGCTGTCTGCATAAATGTCATTAGTCTTTGTGATCTAACTTCTTTTTGCATTAGAGAAGATGTTCCCTGTGCTTTAATATCTAAATCACCTTTTATTTCTGGTCTATCAATATTAAATTGCATATTCCAATGAAATAAAGATTGTCCTAGGGGCTTTAATAAATAGTCATCAATATTTTTGATAACTGTTTTAATACTTAGAGCTGCAGCACCCATGAGCATAGACATACCCGCTGCTGTTCTAGTAGTTGATTGTACTCCTGTTGTACCATGTGAGTATGAAGGAATACCTGTTGCTTCATCAGCTAATTGTCTAAACCGATCAAACATCATCAAATTCTCTTGTGATGTATTTGGAAACTTAACACCATGAATTGCTGCTCCTGGCTGACCACTTTGTCTTCTAAATATTTTTCCAGGAAATACTTTCATATCTTGACCTGGTACTAATAAAGTTTCATCTACATCAAATATTAAATTACCTGATAGGGCTAAGTTATCAATTGCCATTCTTGCATGACCATTCATAACTTGTTGTGAGTCTTGCATATTTTCTGGAATACCTACTCCAAAAAATTGATATGGATTTAATTCATATGGACATACCATGTAAGGTATTCTTTTTGGTGTAAATGGATTCTCTACACATCTTAAAACTTTATTTCCACATATCCATACATTAACAGATATAACATCTAACTCATCATCAAATTCTAAATCTAATTGTTTTGCAATATCTTTTGAAATTAATCCCCAATATTCTAAAACTTCAAATCTATTTTTATAAAGTGTTTGAACATTTTCTCTATCATATAAAGAAGCTTCATATCCTCTTGTTTGATAGTTAGGTCCCATTTCTAAACATTCACGAATTGCATCTAATTTAAATAAAGGTTTTTTAGCTAATGCTGCAAACTGTTCTTTATTAAGTGAATGTCTTTGAATAACATATTCAGCATCATTCATACTAGTTGCATTTGGATCTGAATAAAAATCCCAACATGATACTGCTTCAATTGAAGGTACTACTTTAGATTTTTCCATAGATGCAAGTGCACCTGTTTCTTCATCTGAAGCATATGAGTATTGTGTTTTTTCAGTTGTAAAAGGTCCTTTTAAAATACCAGTACCTAATAAACACATTTCAAAAAATACATGACGAAGAATTGTAATAGCTTCACTTTCTTCTAATTGATCATGAATTAATTTTTGCATTTTACCTGCTGCCATATCTGCAGGTTCAATTTGTGGCATTGATTTATTATCAGGTGAAGGTCCTTCTTCAAAACCTAAATTTTTATAGTGCTGTGATAAATCTTTCATTAAAGATTCAGCAGTTGCACCTTTAGGTAATTCACCACCATCTCCAGCAAAACCATATGGACTTTCCATATCTTGTCCATCAGGTTGAGCTTGACCATTTACCTGTTGTGGTTGTCCTACTTTTGTAATATGTGCATATTCATCAATTCCTTCAGGAACTGTTGTAGGTCTTATACCAATTGGAAATTTACCACTAGAAAATAATACTTCAATAATTTGTCCAAAAGCGGCAAGTACTTTTGTTTTAGTTATCTTAACAAAAACTTTAGATTTTTCATTATCACGGAATGCCATTTCTGGTCCGTATAATCCTCTATAATTTCGATAAGCTTTAAGCCATCTCTTCTCATCATAGAGTCTAGCTGTTTCCGATTGTTGGAATTTCTCTCTTATAAATCCAACAAATGGATCTAAGTTTTCGTTCTGTATATCCATTTTATATATTTGATTCTATTTCTTGTTTATCTTTTGCAGTCTCTTTAAAAGATTTTAATTCTTCTCTTGTCAAAGAAGGATTACCACTTATTGTTTTTGCTGTTTCTAAATCAAGTGTTGAAGATTTTTTTTCTCCAGGCATAACTTCTTGTCCAGGTAAATTAGTAACTTTGAATACAGGCTTTTCTTCTTTTTCTTTTTTAAATATATTAGAGTACTTATCAAATTGGTTAAATTTACCGTGCTCGTTAGTATATTTTTTTGTATTCATTATTTTTTCTTTTTATGTATCCCCGTAGGTTTTTTTATTTCACCTGATATAACTTTTTTTATTTCAGCATCAGTTATAGCATATTCACCTTTACTTAATCCTAATCCTGCATATTCTTCTAAATCTCTAACATCACTTACTTTTGAAGACTTATTAGTAAATTTATTAATTAATTTAATATCATTAGCAGATACATCAGCAACAAGCATACGTTTAGCTTTTGCTTTTAAAGCTGCTTTATCATTACTGTAATTTTTATTTTTTTTACTACCTGAGTCTGTTAGAGCCATGACTAGTAATCTCTTTGTTCAGCCATTTTAAAAATAGATGGGTCAACTTTGCTTTTCTTAGCTGCTTTATCAGCACCAGTTCCTAAATCACCTTGTTTAATTTTTTGATTAGGATTAATTTCTAGTTTGCCATTTTTAGCTTTAGCATCACCAGAACCAAGTTCACCTTGTTTAATCTTTCCTAAAATTGCATCACCTTTTGGGTATCCATATCCTTTTGGCATTTTTATCTCCTTAATTGTTTATTAATAATCTTTTTGGTCAGCTAATTTAAATAAAGAATCTTGTACATGCTCTTTACCTGATTTAGTAACATATTTTCCATCTTTATACAAAGAACCTTCTTCAGATTCTAAGTAATTTTTAGATTGATACTTTCCAGGTGCATGTTTACTAAAGTCAATATTAGTAGCTTCCTGATTTGGCTGTTTACCATCAGGTGCTGTACCAAGATCTCCTGCTTTAACTTTAGCATTTGGGTCAAATTTAGTTTCCATTATTCATCTCCTTCTTCAATATCAGACTCTTCAGTTAAATCTTCAAGTTCCATTAATAAGTCTTCTTCCTTTTCATGTAACTCTCTGATATCCTCAATGACATCTGATACTGTTCTTGTTTTCTTTTTTCTTGCCATGGGTTTCTCCTATTTGTTTTTATTATCTGTATGTCCAAAAAATTTACTTGAGTATGCTTTATTAGAAGTCATACTTTGTTTTTGTTTTGTTTCTTTTTTTTCTTTTCTTTTTTTAAAAAACTTCTCTATTTTATGTGCTATAGGTGCACCGCCTATAAGTAATGCAGATCCTGCAATAGCCTGTGTCATAGGCACAACAGTACCTACACCTACTTTTTCTTTGTTAAGTTCTAGTTTATAAGCAGATTTTATATTTTTAAGTTTTTGCTTTAAGTCAGCCATAATATTATTTTATATTTTTATTTTTTTAATTGACAATATGTTTTTAGTAGGTATGGTGGTATATGAGCCACCCTGTTTAATTTCTTGATTATCTTCAAAACCTAAATCTGCCATAATAACTGTTGTCTTTGAATTTTCTTCAACTAACCAACCTACACTTTTACAAATAGCAGTTTTTGATTTTTTAATTTCTGAAATATAAGTCCATTCGGAATTACTAATTATATCTTCCCAATATATAATTACTAAATC